CGCAAGACCTACAAGCCGCTTCCAACGTGATGGATATGCCGGCCGGGGCTGCTCCAGAGGAAAGCCAATCCGACGCAATATCTGCACCGGCTCCGAGTGATCAGCTTGGCAACGCGACTGAGCAAAGTGCAGCCACAGCAACGCCAGATAGTGAGCAATGGATGACGGATGAAGAAATTGAGAATTTGCTGAGGGGCCTCGGGGAAGAGTCCTCGACGAAGCCATTCGGCAACCAAGGCATCACTGAGGACGAGGCTGTAGAGATGGATAGAAAGTAGGGTAAAATGCTAACAATGGGTCACTAATAAACACGGTGTTTACCAAAAAGATTCACGTCTTTAAGGCGGGGGACCAAACTTCCGCTCAAGGAGTTCAGAGACACTTCTCTGAAAAGGACTTGCAGCAGGTTGTTGAAACCTATGATCCCTCGATTCATGAAGCTCCCCTTGTAATCGGCCACGCTGGCGATAACGATAGCCTTCCTGCATATGGCTGGATCCAAGGATTCAGTAAGCAGGGGGGAAATCTTTATGCCAATGTGGCCTTTACGGATACGGCCAAAGACCTGGTAAAAGACGGGCACTACCGCAAGGTTTCTATCTCGTTTTATTCCCCGGACTCGGCCATCAATCCCCACAAGGGAAAGTGGAGTGCTCGCCACCTTGCATTGCTGGGGGCATCTCCTCCGGCAGTCAAAGGATTAGAACCCTTCTCCTTCTCGGAGGTGGAGGGAGTCTACGACTTTGCCGTAGCTCTCGCTCCCTCGGATATCTTCGATGAGGAACTCGGACCGACAATGATTGTCGAGAAGAGCCCTCTCGAAATGCTCCGAGAGAAACTCGACGAAGTCCGTCAGGATGTGTCGAGTGCGGTAAAAGAACTGCAAGGTAACCAACAAACACAACCGACCGAGAACCTGGAAGAGGTTGCTACGTCCTCCGTGACAATGCAACCCGAGGCCGCACAAATGGCTAACCCAGATGCTCCACAATTCAAAGAAACCAGCAAAAACGTGGGTCGCGAAGGCACTGAAATCGCTCAGCAAACGGCTGACCTCGAAGATCAATTTCCGGAAGAGGAATTTATGGACCAAGGAAAAATCAGCCGGAAGCACGTCAAAGGTGCCAACGGCCAAGTTATGCAAGTCGTGGAAAACGTCTACGACGAGGCTCACAAAGAGTCTACCGACGAACGCAAAGCCGCCGCTGACCGTGCCTTCGAGGCTAAGCGCATGAAGAAGGAAGGCAAAGGCGAAGAAGCCAAGGAAGTAAAACGCTTTGGCAAAGAAGAGGACAAACTCATCAAAGAAGCCAAGCACGGCGAGTTGCCCCCGGCTCTCAAGGCTCGGGCCGCCGAAGTGAAGGCAAAAGGTCACTTTGCTGAAGATCACGGCGAAGATGAGGACATGACCGACACTGGCGTTAAAAAGCGCCACGGTGGCGATGGCGGTCCCGGCCCTGCTGATCATGCTGAGGGCGACGAGTTCGGCCGCTACGAAACCGCTCGCTCTACCGACAACGGGTATGTTGATCGGATGAAAACCGGCAAAGCAGACGCCAAAGGTGACGTGCAGCGGATGAAGACTGCCAAGAGCAGTGAGCAAGATCGGGACCGTATGCACACCGCCGAGAGCGATGAGCAAGATTCAGACCGTATGCACACGGCCAAAGCCACCAAAGACAACGCCGACGGCGAGAGCCGTTGGGCAGGTCAAGCCGACGGATATGACCAAGCTATGAATGATGACCAGTATGACGCTGGTATGGATGACTACCCGGAAGGATGTAAGCCCAAAATGTCCACCGGCACCGACCCTTACGGTCGTGACGAGACTGCCACTAAGATTCCGACCGAGACGGAAGAAATGCCCGACAACGAGGTATTCGCCGTTCAAACCATCAACGTAATGTCCGATGGCAGCATGCGCGTTCTGCGCACGAAGTCTTCTGACGCTCGTGCCAAGTCCGCCAAAATGCACGACCTGCTGTACGCAGAGCCTCAAGCCGACGAAATGACCGGTGAAGATGGAGTAACAACCGCCAAGAAGGGCATGACCAACAGCAAGACCGTTGAGCACGCTGAGTATGAGACTGACGACGCTGATAGCGGCGCCAGCCTTGACACCCTGCGTGATGAAATCGGTGACGGCAAAAAGTCCAAGAATCGTCAGCTGATTCCTGGCGCTATGGACGACACGGATACCCCCGGCGAAATCGTGGGTCCTTCCGGAGCTTATGCCGAATCCTACAAGGGTGAGCCCAAGTCCAAGTCCAAGCAGCTGACCCCAGGCGCTATGGATGAAATCGATGACCCTGCGGAAACCGTGGGCCCCAGCGGAGCATTCAAAGAATCTTCCCTGGAATCCCTCCGCGAGAATATCGGTGATGGCAAGAAGTCTAAGTCCAAGCAACTGACTCCTGGTGCCCAAGACTCTCTGACCGACCCTGCCGAGGTTTCTAAGAAATCTGGCGGTGTTTATGCTGAAGAGCATGGCGAGAAGAAAGACCCTTACACCAAGACTGGCTTCGGCTCCACTTATGAGGAAGGCGAAGGCGATGACGGTGTAGACGAGGGTGAAGAGTCCTACAACGAGAACTACTCCGCTGACCACTGCGGTATGGAGTATGGCGGTATGGGCTCAATGGGCCAAGCCCGTCCTCTCGGCGCTCAGCAAATGTATGAGGAGCTCATGTCCCTCAAGCAAAAGTATGCTGAGCTCGAAAACCGCAACCGCATGGAGAAGATGAACTTCCGTCGGATGCAGATGGCTGAGGCTATCGGCCATATGTATACCGAAGGTCGCCTGACCGACGGCATCATGCCCGAGCAAGAGCTTCTCTCCTATGTGGAAGGTCTTGAGTTTGGCACCCTGGAGTTTTCCGAGGGCGAGACAGCCGCTACCAAGCTGCTGACTCTGCTGAGCAAGCTGCCTCCAATGGTTTCCTTTGGGGAAGTTGCTGGTGGAACCTTCCAGTATGCCGAAGAGGACCTGGATCCTCATGCCAAGGCTCTCCGCATGGTCGAAGAGTCTGAAGGCAAGATAGACTACGTGGAAGCTCTTAAGAAAACTATGTTCTCCTGAGGTAGTTATGGATCTCCTCTCTCTCGTTGGTATGGCGACAAAGCGGAGATCCGATTACTTCTCCCAAGCCCAAACTCTAGCGAAAAAATACAAATCGCAGCCTCGTCTTGAAGAAAGGATGAAGGCAGAGTCCCTGGGCTTAGTGAAGGGATTGCGTGACAAGTTGATGAAATGGGATGAGTACCAGAGAACAATCTTGGACAAAACCCTTGTTTCCGCTCTTGCCGCTTGTATCCTGGGCATCAAAGACGACAAAACCGACCGGAAGTTGGAGAAGTGCTGGCCCATTATCGTGGGCGACATGCTCCCGCCTCTTGTAAAATTTTTAGCAGAGACTAAAGAATATATCGATTCTGGCGTGTTACGCCTCGGGGACCAGACCGTTGACTTCGCAGATTACAATCTGCTTGGTGCGGTTCCCGGAGCAATCGACCTTGGCGTTGACGAGATCGAAGGCATCAATCCCGAAGAGGAAGGTGTTGTAGAAGCCTCTCAAGGCCGAGCCCAAGGAAAGACCTGGCCATCACTGGCTGATCGCTTGTCTCGTTACTTGGCTACTCCGACATTCTCATTCTACAACCTGGGCCAGTACATGGTTGCACAGGACCAAGGTTTCAAGGAAATGCGCAGGGTAGTAACGGGGGACAAGAAAATGTGCATTGATTGTAAAAACTACGGCGAGCTAGGGTGGGTACCCATCGGGGAGATGCCAATGCCCGGCAAAGGCTGCCGGTGCCACGATCGCTGCCGTTGTTTTATTGAATACCGTTAACGCTAGGGTAAAATAGCGTATCCTGTTACACTTCTTGAGGATAAAAACATGGCTACAAATTCTGCCCCAATCTATGGCAAGCAGTACATCCGCTACGCCGAGACCTGGGAAGCCCCTACTAACAGCCAAGCTGGCACCGTAGGTGTTGTTGAAATCGGCGAACTCCGCGCTGTAAGCTTCGCCACTGGCGGCTCCTGGGGAACTACCCCGAACTATGCCGCCCCTGGCATCTTCTTCACTTCTCCGCCCACGACCATCGTCGGTGTTAACCAGGCTTATATGCCTACCGCTTTGGCTCAACCCCTCACCGCTCGTCAGCTGACCGTAGCTACCAGCGGCCTGCTGCTGATTGAAGTTGCTCCTGCCTCCGCCGCCATCGGCCTGGCAACTCCCCTGCAAATCAACACCCTGGGTCAGGCTGTTGCTGCTGGCACCCCGGTTACTCTGGATGGTACCACCCCCATCGTTCGCGAGAATGTAAACATCGGTGGTCGTCGCCT